GGGCTACGTTTTCGCAACTGCGAAGGTTCTCTATGCCTTCCCGTGTCTGCATTGAGCGTGTGACCACCACCTGTTTTGTATAGATCGGACGCACGATTTCACCACGGCCCTTGCAAATGTGACACACTAAGAAACCTCTTGGATTTTGACGCCAGGAAACAGGGCTTCGACCAACTTCTTTTTGAGCCGATACACGGGTGTTTTCATACCCTTAACGTCTTCAACAACGGACCCGTTGGCGTTGAAATAACGGAAGTCTGCCTTGTAAGTACAAATCTTTTTGCCGTTCACCACGCAATCATACTTTGGCTGAAGTTCTAGGCGCGAAATTTCGCCAGCACGTTCCAGCAAGACAAGCTCCATATACCGCGCCGCCTCGCGTTTGCTATCAAACATGATGCCATCGACTTCCGTTTTGACGGCCCTGTATTTGTTTTTAAACACCATCTTGACCCGCCGGCATGTAACCCTGCAAGTCCACCACGTTGCCCTTCTCCGCGCCAAATTGGGCATCCAGGGCACGTTCAATGATCATGGTCATGGTCATACCCCGGCGCTCCGATTCCTCTCGCAAGGTATCCATCAGGTCCGCTCGTAATCGGATGTAGAAGGGCGTCTTGGTTTTCATGCGTCAAACTTTTTTAATTTAATTCTTGACACTCTTATAGCACATGCGTATATACCCGTATAGGCATTGCGTTTTGACGACATTGGGTTGTCAGAACATTTACAAAGAGGATTAGAAAATTGACAAACGCAATTACGATTGAACGGACCTGGAAACTGAACCCAGGTAAAGATGATTGGGATCATCTTGGTTATAAAACGATCACCGTCCACACGATATATTTGTCGCGAGTGCGGGTGCGGCCAGATTACATGGCTGACAATCGGCGTATGCGGTGGGCAACTGTAACCAGAATCCTCTTCAATCTGGGAAATGAGGGACACCACTGGAAAGGTAAATCTTTGGCAGAACGGTGGGAAATTATTCGCGGCATAGAAAAACGCTGGTTCCCGCAAGTATGGCCCCGTCCAAAAATTCATATTTACGAATATGCGGGCATTGCAACGTGCGATGGTGAATTGGACACGTTCTTTGATTGGGATGATTTCCAAGAACTGCTGGCATACGACGTGTATTCGCCAGTGAAGTCCAAGACCACCAAGAAAAAAGCAGCGTAGGGGAGAAGGGTGATGCGATTTTACCAAGTGCAAGACATAGGCCAACAAGACGGCGTCTTCGATTCAGCCGAATGGTTTACGACACGCCGCGAAGCGGAGAAACGGGCGCGGGAAATAGACCGTGAAGATGGCACGGCTTTTGTGAGGACATTCGACATTCCAACAACAAAGAAAGCGTTGCTGGCGTGGCTCAATCATTACGGCAATCCAACAGGCATGGGTTTTAATTAAGGGGGGAGTGATGACCGAAGAACTAAAATCCTCAACGACACTTGCCGCTGGCGGCGTCTATGAGCATGGCGGTGGTACGGATGACCTGATGGTGTTGTATCATCGGGCATCAACCACCAAGCAAGGCGCTGACGGCCTGGGTATCGATGCACAAAAACAGATGTGCATCAACTACCTCAACGGCGGCAAGTGGAAAGTTATTGGTGAGTTTATTGAGGTTGAAAGCGGCGGCAAATCGGAGAAAGAACGGCCGCAACTGGATGCCGCGCTGGCAATGTGCCAGAAGCACGGCGCCACGCTCCTGGTGGCCAAGCTGGACAGGCTAAGCCGCTCAGTGGCGTTTGTATCCAGGTTGATGGAATCGGGCATCAAGTTCGTATGCGCCGACCAGCCCCATGTATCGGACCTCACCATTCACATCATCGTGGCCATGGCCCAGTACGAGCGGGAACAGATCAGTGATAGGGTCAAAAAAACCCGCGCTGAAATGAAGCGCATTATCAAGGAAGACGGGTTCTATGCAACCAAGTCGTCTAATCGCCAAAAGAAACTGACCAAGCTAGGGTCCGACAATTGGGATCAGGTCCAGAAGGAAGGGCAAAAGGTCAAGCAGACCAGGGCCGACGACTATGCGCTTAGTGTCTGGCCTGAGATCGTGCAGTGCCGCCAGCTTAACATGACATCCATGCGGGCCATCGCGAAGGAACTGACCCGGCGTGGCGTTCAGACCCGCGCACGGCAGCGCCAGATTGACAAAGACAAGGCTGTTTTTGGCAAGCCTGGGTATGGCGAAGGGGAATGGCACTGGCACCCCCAACAGGTAAAAGCCATCATTGATCGCGTCGAAGGTGATAAATAGTTGACATTTAAAATTGTTGATATAAATCACCAAAAAAAACTTGATAGAAACGTAGTAGAGCAGTTACAGATGGGAACTAAATTTAACAAAAGGCTTGAGCAGTATGACCAAAACCATCCGAAATCACGGCGTGAATTACGTTCTGTGGTGCGGAAACTTGGCGATGGTCATGCGCGATTGCTTGTCCCAATGCTGCACCCCGATCACATTCGGTTTGCGGCCATTGTCTTTGAAGACCTTGCCAAAATATTTGATGAAATTGCTGGCAAGCGTACTACCAACATCCAAAAAGTGCTAACCGCGAAGGCTGTTTTGAAGAAAGCAAACGATGACCTGGAGAACTATGCCCGTGACGATATGTCGTATGTGTACGGTCTAAGGTCGTTATTTCATGACAGACGCGAAACTTAATTAGATTGGCAGAGGAGAAGAACTATGTATCAACCTAAAACGCATAATGTATATTATCTAAAGACCGACTTCTTTATCAAAATCTTGAAAATGCTGGGCGGTGTCACGCTGTTTGCGGGCCTACTCCTAGGGGTCTATGCCTGGACGATCATGGGCGCCGCGATGTTGGGGGTTCTATGATGAACCTCTTCCAATACGCGGACTATACCGCATTGCAGGGGGATTTGAAAGTGGCTCAATCCCGCTGCCAAACACGCCGCATCAATCACATCCACAACGAACTGAAGGCCGTGGTTACGGACATCCTGCGGGATGAAACGGGGGCAACGGTTCCCGTCAAGAACCAAGTGGGTTCGGCTTACGCCAGCGACATGGGGGGCACTAAATAAAATGGTCGGTAAACTAACATCAGACCTCATGTGTAGCTGTAGTATCCTGCCCTATGTCATGGGCTTATCGCCTTACAAAACCCGCAACGAACAGTTGCTGGAAATGTGGGCACACAAGGAAGGCAAGGGCAAAGAGTGGCAAGGCAACGAAAGCACACACTTCGGCAATGTCCTTGAGCCGGTAGTCCTTACGGAAGGGTGCAACCGCCTGGGCCTTGTTCCCGAACTGGACATTACCGAACCTGTGGTGCATCCAACACTGCCTTTGGCGGCAAGCCTGGATGGCAGGGCCGATGGCAAGAGCATGACGGTCCACCATGACCCGTCGAAGGGTATCTATGTGGTCGGCAATAGCCGCATCGTGTTGGATGGCATCGGCGTCCTTGAGAGCAAGGTCACGCGCAGCCGGGCAGAAGACTTTCCACCCATGTGGCGTGGTCCTGTCCAGGTGCAGGGTCAGATGATGTGTGGCGGCTATAAGTGGGCGGCGCTGATCATCTTATATGGCGGCGTGGAAATGCGGATTTTCCTGTTTACCCTGCATGCCGGCACAGAAAAATCGATCACTGAAGCATGCCTGGATTTGGATAGACGGCTAAACGCCGACGAGATCGAGTATTACGATCTGGCCGATGCGGCCGATGCCGCGCTTGTCTATTCGCTTGGCGACAAGGAAGAACCTATCGATTTGCCAGCCGGGTTTGACATTCTCTGCGAAGAATACTTGTTGCTGAAAGAGAAGATTAAAGAAGGCGGCGAAGCACTTGGAGTGCTAACCGCGGAAATCCAAAGAAAGATGGGCAACCACACGTCTGGCCTGGCCGGAAACTACCGTGTGTCTTGGCCGGTGAAGAAGTATCGCGAACAACCTGAGAAGATCGTACCGGCCAAGCCGGCGCATCAGGTTCGTCAAAAAACCATCAGTGTAAAGGAAATCAAAAATGGGTGAAGTTGCTATTAAACAGAGCGGAATCTTAACGCCACGGAATATGGGCGAGGCCATGCAGTTTGCGGAAATGGTGTCAGTGTCTTCGTTTTGTCCCAAAGATTTTAAGGGCAAGCCCGCTGATATTTTGGTTGCCGTGCAATGGGCATCCGAGGTTGGCTTGTCGCCGTACACTGCTATGCAAAACATGGCTGTAATTAATGGCAAACCATCTTTGTATGGTGATGGGTTGCTTGCCGTCATAACAGGGCACAAAGAATATGTTAGCCACAAGGAATGGCGTGAGGGCGATGAGGCGTTTTGTACAATTGTCCGTATGCGATTTGGCGAGAAGGTTGAAACAACGCGGTCGTTTTCTTTGGCCGACGCTAAACAAGCGGGGCTGACTAGCAAAGGACCGTGGCGGTCTTACCCAAAGCGCATGTTGCAAATGCGGGCGCGGGGATTTGCCGCAAGGGATAGTTTTCCTGACGCGCTATCGGGAATGGTTATTAAAGAGGAAGCTGAAGATTATGCAACGGAACCGGATCAACCCAAAGATATTACCGATCAGGTGGTGGTTGAACCGTCAAACCCGATGGATGCTGCGTTTGGGGGGGATGTGCCAGAAAGTGACCCGCTAGGATTGCCTGAGAGCAACGCTGTGGATGTTTCTGATGGTGGTGCCCCAGAAAATATAGATGTTGCTGAGAGCGCAACAGAGGGCAACACAGACGAAGGCGACGAACGTGCCTGGGAAATGAACGAAGAAAGCGGCATTAAGGAGTATGCCACGGCAGATCAGTGGATGGCTGGCATGGAAAAGGCTTGGAAGGACATCGAAGCCAACAAAGACATGAGTTTTGAGGACCGGCGCCACGAAATTGGTGAACACAAGAAAGACCATGACGATACGATTGATCGGCTCAAAGCAGAACACCCCGACAAGGCGGAAGCGTTCGGCAATGATTACAAGAAAATCTTGCGGCGCTTGTCCGCCAAGGCGAAGGAAGCAAACAAATGAGAGCGTCTTTAACACCGATGCAAATCAAGGTGTATGGTTTTATACGCCAATACCGTTCGGAACATGGAACTGTTCCGACTAACCAGGAGATCGCCACGGGGGTGGAAACCACGTCGGCAAATGCTCACAGAATTATTAAAGGGCTAACCGCCCGCGGCTACATTATTCCAGGTCCGCCCAGGACATGGCGGTCTTACACCCTGGTTGAAGATCACGAAAACGTAAACCCGATGATGGGGGTACATTCTGCCGCCGCTGAATTTGTCCGCAAGCATCGCGCATTTATGGATGCCGTTGAGAGCGGACAAGACACAGAAGACATGGGCCATGAAGTGCAACAAGCACTTAAAAAATTAACCGTCGAAGTGGGGGAGAATGTGTGATGAGTGACCGTCAATGTATTCAGCGTGAGTTGCGTAACGCCAGACGAATTATTACAAACCCTGACAAGTTTTCATCAAGCTTAATTAATACTGCATGGGCTGTGATTAAGTCTGCAAACCGTCAGAATATTTATTTACACCCGCTGCCTTTTGTTTCAGCGTCGGACGCATATTCCTGTTCGCCGTCACAGCAGTCTAACACAGGCTGCTTGCATGAGGTGCAAACATAGTGGGACTGCACTTGTTCTAGGCGGGTTGACTGTCCACACCACGGGCAGTCGATCAGTCTGTCGGGAATCACTTCTTCGGACGCATGGCCCGGTCACCGAACCACCACAGAACCGCAGTTGATGACATGTAGATAACCGACTGAATGATAGTTTCCTGTTGGGCGAGGTCGTCACTTGACGCATAAATGTACCAAACGATGCCCACCAGCATTACGGTAAGCAGGGGCCGCATTAATCTAAGGATTGCGGCAACCCACGGGTACGGGATTTCGACTTGTGTCATCATGCCGTAGGATGCAACGCGGGCTGCGCCAGCAGATTGTTCCTCTACGATGGCGCGTTCGTTTTCTAATTCATCTGCTCGCAACTCTGACTGTAGTCGGTGCATTTCTATTGTGCGCTCATGTTCGCCTTTGGCTTTTTTTTCTTCAATGAAAACGTCTGCAAAGTTAAACACCTTGCCAAGAACGCTGCCCAGGATGCCGGTAGCACCGCCGGTCAAGACGCTGAAAATCATGTCCATCATGTTACCACTGTCTCCGTCGGCCCATGTCGATATGGATGAAAGTCTGATACCTCATACCGAAACCCTTGAACCCCACGTCTGTTGCAACCTTTCTAATCACTTCCTTGTCGCGGCCTTGAAGCTGGACATCGAAGGCGTGACCTTCAAGGTGTGAGGATCGCGGAGCGCCTCCGATTTTGGAATTGTGATAGGGGCTGCGGTATGCGGAAGATAGATTAATAGAATGCCCCAAACGGGACCGCAGAATATCCAGAGCGGCAAGGGCAGTTTCGTTAATGAGGATTTTGCCCGTGCCTTTGCACGCGACTTCGTTGGGCTTGAAATAGGTGTACGGCCAACCGTTCAACGGGATGTCGTTAAAATGCTCAAAAAGCATTAGAACAAGATGCCAATAACGATGACTTGCAAAACAACCACTGTAAGTCCAACCATTTTCAAACCCCTTTTTTGCCCATCACTGGCTTTGTTGGCGGATCAATAATTTGCAATCCGTAGCCGGTTGCGAGAACGCAGGTGACCGGCCCGACTTCGCGGGACAAAGACCACGCGCCATTCGGGCCGACATACAACTGCATGATCGAACCATCCAAGTACCCGCCCGCCAGCAGCGGCTGCTCTTTGTATTTTTGTTCAAGTAGCTTTTCAACTTCTGCATGAGCATCGCAATGCGGCATCAAGTCTAAAGGCGGCGTTGTCTCCATTTCTTGCCGCACCAGGTCGGCTTGCGAACGCATCAAATCTGTCGGATGCACGGCTTGATCTGTCTGGCACCCGGCCAAGAAAAACGCAAGAGTTAAGACCGATATTCTTGCCATAACTAACTCACTCTATCTTCGGATGTTTAGAATTGTGTATGTGCATTAAATGATCAGTCATCTGGCGAAGCACTTTTAGTTCCGCCTGGACCGTAGCCATTTCACGGTTCTGGTCGCGCAACGCTGACACGCTGTTAATTTCTTTTAAAACATCAATCTGGCTATTGAAAACCGCTCGTTGACTTTCTGCATCATCAAGGCGGGCATCAAAGTCTGATTTAAATTTGTCGAAGTTTTTGTGAAAGATTTCCAAGTCTTCCATTACTCGCGCCAGGTTGCTTTTCACAACAGCGTATCCACCTACGACGGTAGCCAATAGCAAGACCCCTTGGATCGCATGAGTAGCAGTTAATTCCATATTACCTCACCGCCGGGCCATATGTTGCGGCCCACCACAAAAACCAAGCAATGCCCCCGGCAATGGCTGCAACAGCTAAGCCCTTGGCAACTTCAATTAAGATTGCCTTGCGGCGTTCTGCACGTTCCTCGGCGTCAATCTTATCTTGCTTTGCGCGTTCCTTTTTATCGGCAATGCGCTTTTCGCGTTCCTCTAAGATTTGGTCCCAGGTACTTTTCTCGCCCGGCTTGCTTGGCCACTTTCGGTTGATCTCATCCTTCAGATCGCTGATCTGCTGGTCTAACTGTTTCTTCTCAATGACCGCTGCTGCTGCCGCGCTGATACTTTCGTCGCCGCCATCATCCTTGGCGCGCTTCTGCAAAATGCTTTTGTTCTTTGCGCCTATAGAACTGCCAGGCTGACGATCTTTATTTTGATCGTGCTGATCTTTTGCGTGCAGAATCCCATCAACGCCATGCATTATTTCTTGAACACCCCTGGCGGACTTGACCAGCGTTTTGGTGGCGGCTACC